ACGAAAGAGATACACTATATCAAGGTAGAATTAATCCAATTGCTACATATTCTGATTCAGGAACTATCATTTGGGGTAATAAAACCTTACAAGTTAAATCTTCAGCTCTAGATAGAATTAATGTAAGAAGATTACTATTACAAGCTAGAAAACTTATATCGGCTGTTGCGGTTAGATTGTTATTCGAACAAAATGACGAACAAGTTAGAAACGAATTCTTAGATTTAGTTAACCCAATTTTAGACTCTATTAGAAGAGAAAGAGGTTTAACCGACTTTAGAGTTGTATTATCTGACGACCCACAACTGATTGACCAAAACACTCTAGAAGGTAAAATCTATGTTAAACCTACTAGGTCATTAGAATTCATTAGTGTTGAGTTCCTAATTACTCCGACAGGAGCATCATTTGAAAATATATAAACAATATTATGACAAAATTTAAAGTTAATAAAAAAGTAATGTTAGAGGGGTTAGGTCTTGGTTCTAGTGGAACCAAGACATACGCCTCAAAACCTCAGGAGATAGTTGTTTCAGAATCTCAATTATCAAGATTGTTAGAAATGACTAGAGCTTACGAAGAAGAAAGTTTCGAACAAATAGTACCGGGAGACCAAGGAGACATTCATTTTCATGAAGAAGATGAAGATATTTTTGACGAATATGGTGATATGTCTAGTGTTGAAGATACTGATATGACCTTAGAGTCTGACATTAGAGGTTTAATCCATAAAACACGTTTACAAGAGTTAGAAATGATTATAGGTGACGTACACTCTACAATTAGAGAGGCTATTGTAACTGAAAGAATCTCAGGACTTAATAGACGTGATTATCTATTAACAGAACAAGGTCAGTACGATAGAAATCCTGGTATTGCAGCAGCTGAAGGGATTGAGAATGTAATTAACGGTATAAAAAAAGCTTATGATTATGTTAAAGACCCAACAACTAAGAAAAAAATATGGAATACATTAACTAAGTTAAATAACTTTATGACAGTAACCGCTGAGTTAATTGGTTCTGGTGCGTCACAAACAAGACCACGACCAACATCATCAATCACAAACCCGTTGCCTTACCCTGAAATAGAAGTACCGGAAGAGTTAGAAGATATTGACGACGATTTATAAAACTACATTGTAATAGAAAAGGTCCTTTCGGACCTTTTTTTATTTTATAAGTTTACCACCATTACCTAATATTAATAGGAATATCATTGGAGCTAATACTGGGGCTTTTATTAAGTGAACAAAAATATATATGTTTAACCACCATTGTGTTGGTTCAGTCGCTCTCTTTTTTTCAGACTCTAAATATTGTTCTGTAATTTCTTCTTTATTTACCTGTAAGAAGATTAACATTAAGATTTGTGAAAGTATTAAGTAAGAGATTAAGTAGGTTAACATAGGTTTAAGATTTAATGGTTAGTGTTTTTGTTCTGAATTCTAATACAAAGATAATTAATATATTTTTAATGGCCAAACGATTAGACCTTTTTTATTAGATAAATATATTTATATTATATGAAAAGAACTATTATAGTTAACGATAAACAATCCAAAAGGTTACATGATTACCTTATGGAACATAAAATAGATAGTAATATTGTTAGAGCTTATTCATTTGATTGGGACGACAACATTATGAATATGCCTACAACAATTAAATTATTACAAAATATTAATGGGGAGTGGACTCCTGTCGATGTGTCAACCAATAAGTTTGCTCAGGTTAGAAATGATGAAGACTATAAATTAGATGACGATGCTTTTATTAATTTTAGAGAAGATGAGAGTTTTATGGGTGATTTAAAGATAGCAATAGAAAACGAAGACTTTGCCCCATCTTTTGAAAAATTTAAAGAGGCTTTATTATACGCTAACCCAATTTCAATTATTACAGCTAGGGGACATACACCAAAAGCTATAAGAGAAGGTATGAACTTTGTTGTTGCAAATACATTCACGGAGGATGAAATTATGTCAATGGTTAACAACATCATTGAACGCAACCCAGAAGTGTCGGGAGGGTCACCGATAGATGTGTTAGACTTCTATTTAGACAGTCATGAGTACCACCCCGTATCGTCAAAAGAATTTTCTGATAGATTCGGAACTGAGTACGGTTCAGCATCAAATCCAGAAGAAAATAAAAAGATAGCCTTTAGAGACTATGTGGGTAGAGTTATTGAAAGTACAAGAAAAATGATAGAAGGAGATTATGTAGGACTGTCAATAGGGTTTAGTGACGATGATTTAGGTAATATAGAAGCTATGGAAAGTTTTATTGATGAGGAATTAAAATATGAGTTCCCCGAGGTTAATTTTACTATATACGATACTTCTGAAGGAGGCAAAAATAAAATAGTTATTAAAAAAGCTTAATAGTATTAATTGCTTTTTATATATTATATATAATTAATATTTATATAATTATTTAAGTATTAAAGGGCTATATTATAGTATAAGAAAAATACACATATCAAGTAAAGAGTAAATTTTAAAAGATTCTAAATGGTCCACGTCTGTTTTTCTAGTTAGATGATATTTATAATTAAGAAACAATAAGGGTTATTAAAGACCCAACAACAAAAGAACAAAAATAATGGCTGATTTATTGATGAAAATGCCGATTCCCTACGAACCAAAGAAAAAGAATCGGTTTATATTAAGATTTCCATCTTCACTTGGAATTAACGAATGGTACGTAGAAAGTACTTCTAGACCAACAATTAATATTGGTTCAGTAGAAATACCTTTCTTAAACACATCAACTTATGTTGCTGGTAGATTTACGTGGAATACGATTTCTGTAACATTTAGAGACCCAATTGGACCTTCAGCTGCACAAGCACTTATGGAATGGACAAGATTACACGCTGAGTCAGTAACTGGTAGAATGGGTTACGCTGCAGGGTATAAGAAAGATATTGATTTAGAGATGTTAGACCCTACAGGTGTTGTTGTTGAAAAATGGATATTACAAGGTTGTTTCTTAACTGACGTTAACTTTGATAGTTTAGGATATAGTGATGAAGGGATAGCTACTATATCAGCGACACTTAGACCAGACCGTTGTATATTGGTGTATTAATTTTTTAAAGATAAAATATAACCTTAGGGTTAAACTTAGTTAAAGTTTCATATAATATATGGAACTTTTTTCTTTGCATGTATTTACAAATATATACAATAACCGACATTTAAGGTAAATACTAAAATTATGGAACCAACAAATACACAAATGCAAGAAGGTCTAGGGGATAATATACCTTATGACGTTATTGAATTACCTTCTAAAGGTTTATTTTATAGAAACAAGAAAGCTTCTGTTAAGGTAGGGTATCTTACCGCTGCTGACGAAAATATTATTATGTCACAGAATCTAGTTCAGTCTGGAGAGATGATTGATGTTCTTTTAAGAGCTAAGATAATGGAACCGGATGTTGTTGTTCAGGAATTATTAGAATGTGATAAAGAAGCTATATTAATATTCTTAAGAAATACAGCTTATGGTTCTAGTTATAAAATCACTTTAATTGACCCAGAAACTAAGAAAACATTCGAAGCGGATGTGGACATTTCACAAATGAAGACTAAAGAGTTTGATTTACAATCTGACCCTAATGGTAATTTCTCGTTTGACTTACCGGTATCAAAGGTTGGAATTAAATTTAAATTTTTAAATGGTTTGGAGGAAGCTGAGTTAACGGCATTACCTAAACAATATAGTGGTAAACAAGTCGCTCCACTAGCTACTAAAAGATTAGAGAAACAGATTATGGAAATATCGGGTGAAAAAGACCCAGGTATAATAGCACAGAGAATCCAAACGATGCCTATTAAAGATTCACAAGAACTAAGAAAATACATAAATGATAATCAACCAGGTCTGGACCTGAATTATTCTATTACCGCGCCGTCAGGCAACCAAGTGAGCACAAGACTTTCATTTGGGTCCGCCTTTTTTCGTCCTTTCTTCGGAGTATAGGCGAGCACTACTCGAAGAAATTTATTACCTAGTTAAGCACGCTAACTTTACCTACCATGATGTGGTACGTATGCCTATTTTTGAAAGAAGATTTTTTATTGATAAGATGTCTGAGGAATTCAGGAAACGAAATGAAAAAGTAGAGGAAATGAGGAATAAGAGAAACCAGTAGGTAGATATTTATATTTAAACAACAGATATGTTTAAATTAACAATCCAACTCTATATTGAACAGATACTATCTGGGTCTAAGTCATATTTGGCTTCACACCCGGAATTAGGAGTGCCTGTAGGTATCTTTAATTATAAAGACGAACCGGACTACGAATCTCGAGTAAAATCCATTAAAAAATACGGAAGTAAAGGTAATCCATTATCTAGAGAACTTGCCAAATTATTTGGGGTTTACAATATTTTACCATCATATCAGTCTGCGGACGACTTAAGGTTAACCATAGAAGCGTTAGAAAATATTGAGAAGAGAACAACCAAACAAAATCAATTACTTGAAAAACAACAGGCTCTATTAAAGGAAACTCAAAAAATAGGGGGAAAATATGGTCAGGATTTAAAAAACCAAAACAAAACTAATACAGCTATTAGTGAGACAATGAGGGTCCACAATACATTGCTTGGCTCAAATCTTGACTACATTACCCAATTTCAACATGAACAGAATAAATTAGTTCCATTAGCACAAAGACTAAAAGACGCTTCAGAATTCGAGGGTAGTATACGTAAGTCGGCTATTAAAGACCTTGGGATACAAGGTGACCTTCAGAAGTCAGTTAGTCAAAATATGATGGAAGCTAGTATAGAAGCTGCTAGATTCGGTATAGATTCTAAGGACATAATAGATGTATTGGCATCACTAAGTCGAGAAGTGGGTCGTAATTTATTAATATCTGATGAAACTATGTCTCGTTTAGCTGTATTTAGTGAAGTTACGGGGTTGATGGCAAATGGAACTGCTAGAATGATGGAGGGTTTTGACACTATGGGGTTAGGTATTGATGCTGCCATAGATAAAGGCCTAGAGATGAGGAGTGTTGCCGTTGGTATGGGTGTTAATGTCGGTAAGTTTATGGAGACCGTTTCCTCGAACATGAATGTAATTAACTCCTACAATTTCCAAAACGGAGTTAAAGGATTCGCTAAGATGGTTGCTCAAGCTCAAAAACTTGGTATTAGTATGCAAAGTACCGTTTCTTTAGCTGATAAGGTTATGGACCCTGAAGGAGCAATTGATTTAGCTGCACAATTACAAGTTATTGGTGGTGCTGTTGGTGATTTAGCTGACCCATTTAAAATGATGTATATGGCGACAAATGACCTTGAGGGGTTACAAGACGCTATGGTAAGTGCTGGAGAACAAGCCTTAGTATTTAATGACCAAACAGGTGAATTCGGAATACCACCAACAGAGATAAGAAGGATGAAAGCGATGGCGGAACAACTACCAATATCGTATGATGAGTTGGTTACAGCTTCTAAACGTTTAGCTAAAGAAAAATCAGCCATATCACAAATGGATTTAGGTTTATTTGGTAGTAGTGAAGAAGAAGAACAATTACAATCTTTTATTGCTGGTATGTCTCAGTTTGAGAACGGACAATATAGTGTAAAACTGAAGAGTCCAGATGGTAAGACTAGTGAGACTATAGCTTTGGAAGACCTTACTGCTATACAGAAAGAACAATTTAGAACATCTATGGAGGCACAGGGAGCTGTAGATGGTCTTGATGAGAAGGATATCGCTTATAAAAGTATGACTCTTCTTGAACAGATAGCTGGAGTTGAGGTTTCTACTGAGGTAGCATTGAAAACAGGAATGAGTTCAGAACTACAAGATTTATCAGATAATTCTATAAAAATGACTAGAGACGCTAGTAAAGTTTTGTCAGAGGTAATGAAGTCTGTTGGTGGTACACTTTCTGTAGTTGCTAAAACTATAGTTACTGGAGAGGAAAATATGGATAAAGTACTGGGTGATTTTGCGGCTGTATGGTCTAAGACATCTGACCAAATTCAAGAAAGTGGACTTGGAAAATGGTTTAATGAGGCAGTGGCACCAGGTGGTGATACTACTTTTAATGCGGACAATGATGGTGGTGGAACAACATACAACATACCAACAGAAAAAGACGCTTTCACATCCGGAGCTGCATTAATCATACCTAAAGACCAAAGTCAAACACCGTACATGACATCTTCTTTCGATAATACATATACCACACCTGACCTTGGTTATGGTGAGATTGGTAATTCTATGCCCAGTGAGGGGAAAACAAATAAACATGATATTAATGTTAATATAGTAGTGGGGGGAACACTTCAAACACTAGGATTTAAACCGTCAGACCTTATAAACGACCACCAATTAATGATGTCACTTAAACATCAATTAGACCTAACCTCTATGACTGGTAAAGCTGTCGAAGGTGTATTAGCGTCAAGTACCCGTAACAGTGATTATGTTGCGTAATACAAATATTTATAATAAAATCTAATATATGGGAATCAACAGTTTAACATTTTCAGCTACAGAATATATACGACAACAGTTATTGTCTAGAAATCTTGATATTAACGTATTCGGAGGAGTGGAAGCCAACATAACACCAACAGGAGCTATGCTTGGTGACGCTGTAGGTACTGAAAAAGCGGGAACGATAGTCACATCCCCAATGAGAGATATGGCTGTAGTAAACCAACTACCAACACAAGAAATGTCTGAATTTTTCATTGACCAACTATATCTATCTAACAAATATGGACCTATTGGTGGTTTTGATGATTTAGTTGAAATTAATACAGTAATTTTAGACAATGCTAATCTAGGTCCTTATAGTGTTGAAGTTGGTAAAGCTAACACCATGGGTATTACAACACACAATAGTGTTGGTTCCTGTTATCAACCAGGACAAATATTATTAGGTGTTACAGCTGAAGGATTATTGTCTGACCCAGATATCATTAATGATACCTTATTACAACAATTAGGGGCTGTACAACTAAAGAAAGAATTTCAATATAGACTTGGTCAAGAACTAGAACAACAAACCATTGGTAGAGCTAACATATTGGAAGCTTTTAAAGACCCATTCATGGCGGTAGATATACTCAGAGGTGAGGAGTCGTTTATTGAAAGGGATTGGCATATTACAATGCCTAAATCACTTGTAGGTAAAGGACTAGATTTTGTTTCTAGATTAACGGGGTTTTACTTACCATTTTCATATATACCAGGAGATTACTTTGAACTAGAGCCACCAAGAGGGGATTCATTTTTACAGAAAGTAGTTAGTGATGTTACTGGACTAATAGGTAGTACATTAGGTATACCAAGAAGAAGACAAACACCATCACAAAGATTTTTAGAATATACTGGTGGTGGTCAGAAATCACAGTTATTTAAACATATAAAATATAATAGGTATGGTCCACAATACGGTGAGGGAGCTCAAGCTCAAACAGCGATTGGTAGGGTATTTGGTGAAATAAAAGACTTTATAGGTGGTGGTATACTAGGAGCGGGTAACTTCCCACCAAACCCACCACAATACGTTGGTAGTAGTCGTAATAACATACCTGATATGACTAGCCCCGCAACTAATAATTACGCTGGTGAAAATTATGTTAAGGTTTTTGGTCCTTCCGAGGTAGCTAAGGACTTTGACGCAAACCAATATAAGTTTGGTACCGTGGCTGAAAGTTATACATCACAAGGTTCGGTAGGTGGAGGGTTTTCTTGGTATAACGATAAATCTGAAAAAGCTGGTATTGGTAGAAGAATAACCAATTTTATGGGTATGACAGAAAAACAATCTGGACCTCAGAAACCGGGTGTAACACAAGGACCTGGAGGAAGTACTGACGACACCACAGTTTATACCAATGAAGAAATACCATCAAGTTACTACGAGACACAATCTACCAGTTATGAATTTAGAGAGGGGTCTATTATGGACGTCACTCAAAAAATCACTGAATCAGTACCAAGTAACAGTAAAAAATTACAACATGTTGGACATGCAATCAACCAAGTAAGTAAGGTATTTAATGATGGGTATAAAGAATTGACTAAAGGTTCTAGGGTAAGGAGATATGAAAATACCGACCCTATTGATATGAGAGGTGTAGAGGTTGGAAAGGAGTATTGTAGAATATGGACAAAGGACATTCCGTATTGGAAACATGGTAGACTACAGAAATCAGAAACTAACCACAGAAAAGAGACTTATTCGGTATTAGACTCACCATTTAATCTTAACATAGCTCCATGGAGAACAGACTCTAGTGGTAATGGTTCTAGTAACATAGTTGATGGTAAGGTTAAAAAATATATGTTTTCTATTGAAAATTTATCTTGGAGAACTAGTAGAGAGAAAGGGTTTACCTACTCAGACTTACCACCATGTGAGAAAGGACCTAATGGTGGTAGGGTAATGTGGTTTCCACCATACGACTTATCTATTGATGAAAATAGTAACGCTAATTGGTCTAAAAATGATTTTATTGGTAGAACAGAACCAATATACTCATATAATAATACTGACAGAACAGGGACACTCAAGTGGAAGATTATTGTCGACCACCCAAGTATTATGAATATGTTGGTTAGAAAAGAATTGGCTAAATTAACGGATAAAGAGATTGATAATATAGTTGATTCATTCTACGCGGGATGTAAGACTTACGACATATATGACTTGGCTAGGAAATGGGGAATTTCTGTTGAACTAATTAGGGAGGTTGAGGATATATTAGAAAACGAAACAGACAAGGAGACTATTATGGAGGTTATAACACCATCAGAGACGGAACCTCAAGTCATTGTTGAGGAAACACCACCATCTTTGGTTGAGTATACTTCACCACCAGTAAAATTCTTTTTTGATAACGATTGTCCAAATTGTGTAAATGATTGGGGACTAACATCAGATTTACCATATAATGACCTAGCGTCAACATACTACTCCCAAACCAATATAGACACATATACCAATACAAATCCAACTCAAGCTACTCAACTTACCACGTTTTTTGGTGAAGCTAAAAAAGAATATGATGTTAGGTATGCAGAAATGATGGTAAAGATACACGACATACTAAGTACCAAAAAATATATAGTTACATTAGATTTCTCAGCCGGGTGTAGTAATTTAGCACCAAGTAACTACAATAAAAACTTATCAATTAGACGACTAGATTCTGTAAAACAAATGTTTGAAGCTCATATGATTGGTGGTGAAGCGGTATTCCAAAATTACACCGACATAGGTGATTTAATACTTCCAGATGGTGCTTCGTTGGGTGAGACAGCTTGTCCAGATTCTGTAACAGATGACCAAGGTGACGTGAATTCAATTTATAACGCTACTGCCTCTGCTTGTAGATTTGCTGCTATAACTAGTATTAGTATAGAGAAGAAAACTCCTGATGAGGAGACAAAAACACCAGTACCACCAATAACACAAATTAGGAAAGACAGACCCGACCCAATAGCACCGACA